ATTTCAACTGTAACCACACACGCTTCTCACCCTTGATCGTGGCCAGATACTCAGCCGCACTCAACGGGTCCATGCCCAATTCATGTGCGGTCATGGATAGCGTCCGATCACACCGGGCTATCATGGGATCAACCAGCTTGAGAACGATCTGACCCATCTCGGTCTGAAGATAATCCCGATACCGATTGTACTGATCCTGGATGTTGCTCCGGTGGATGAATAGCGTGTCATCTTTTTTCTGAGCAATATCCAGGGGGCTCTGAAGCATGGACGGGCTGACATTGGTTCCTCGAAGGATCATCCCTCACCTCCCATGACCTGCTGAAGCGTATCCGCTTCCTGTTGAGCCTCGGGGTTGGGTTGAGCCTGTTCTCCCCCCTGACCCTGATCAGGCATGACTTCGGGTGCCTGCCCGCTTCTCATGGATGTCATCATGTTCTGAGTCATCCCCTGCATCTGCTGTGGATTCATCGCCACCATCTCCGCTTCGGATGGGATCAGGTATCGGAAGCCCCGAATCTCCATGACCTGAGCAGCCAGCCGCATCCACCGGAAGAAGTACTTCTTGTACAACTCGGGGTTGAACTGAGCAATCCCCTGTAGCATGGGGGTGAAGAACTGAAGCTGCTTGAGGAAGGTCTCTTCACGAACTTGAGCATTGATGTACTGGGATGCCGCCTGCGACTTCCACTTGATCGGCTTCGACAGCTCCTCGATTGTCACCCGGTTCATCTTTTCCAACTCGGGCTGTGTTCCTGGGAAGATGATCTTGTCCAGGATCTCAGTCTCCTCGTTGTAGACCGCCATCTCATAACACGCCTGCCACACCCAGTTGGCCAGCCTGTTCCACGACCGATTCCAATCGTCAATCATCCCCTCAATGCCGATGTTGGACTGCTGCAATAGCATCCCGGTCTTTGCCGCTGGAGAACGCGGGTCAGTGGAATCCGTGTTTCCCTGCATGAGCGAAGTGATGCTGGTCCTGTTGGCTGCCCTCTGTTGAGTCAGGGGGAGCAGCACGTTCAAGAGCATCGGGCTGGGAGGCGGAATCTCCAACGCCTTCACATCGTTGATCGTCTTCACGTACCCGATCTTGAATGGTCCAATGCCGTCCTTGAACGGAACGTATCCGCCATCGTCCGGGTGGACCGACAGCAGCGGACGGAAGCAAGCCATCGCCGCTGCGTCCAGAGTCAAATCCACCGCGTTGGATTCCAAGAAGTCTTCGTTGATGAGCCGGGCACCGAACCCAAATCCCCAGTAACTCTTCGGCTTCACGCCCATCTTGAAATGGAAGTAGCACGGAGCTTCCGTGAAGTGCGGGTAGGTCTTGGCCCTGAGAATCTTCCTGCTCTCGGGTTCTATATCGCAGACGATATATTTTGGAATCAGTCCCTTGGGATCGCTCTTGGTCTTGTACCCGTACTTGCACAGCACCCGGTACACGGCGAACGTGTTCTTGTACGGAGCGTTCTTCACGTCCCCACCCAAGCTGTCCGCTTCCGATTGCCAATCGTAGCACAAGTCCCACACGTTCTGGAGAGACACCTCATCCTTGGCTGCATCCTCACCCTGTGCCACCCCCTGATTGGCAAGGCTTCGATTCAGCCGGCGCATGGTCCGCTTACCCAAGATGTCCTCGACATCTTTACGCTCATACCACCCCACGCCATCGGACGATAGAAGCATGAGATCGTTTTCGGTCAGGTACATCCGGCGTCCACGGAAACGAATGTCCCGGTCTTCCAGAACATTCGGGGGGACCAAGTGATCAATCTTGTCCACCCTGAAGAACTGCATTCCGTTCTTCGTGACCACATCCGCTTCCACCAGCATCCGGGCCGGACGCCCGTCCGCGATGGTCTGCTGTGCGGCGATGTAGTCAGCTTCGTCCAAGCACTTGTCCTGATCCTCAGCCAGCTTCTCAGCGGTCAAGTACGTCCGGATCACCCGCTGGGGAACCTTCTCGTACATCGTATCCGCTTCCAAGACTAGAGATCCATCCAGAATGAACTCGAACAGCCCCTCCGTTCCGATCACGTCCCGAAGATCCAAGTCGTTCTCCAAGACCGTCTGCATGAACCACTCAGCCCGGTGAATGAACTCGATCTCGGACACGTTGGACACCTTCTCGTCCACGCAGAACCATGGTTGCGGAGCGAACAAGCCCAAACGAATCCGATCAATCCCCTCAACCACCCGCTCGAACAGGAGACCAGAAGTGAAGTTTGCCCCGAGACCCATGCTGGGATAGAATTTTTCCACGTACTCCAAAGCGTACACCGCCCGGTACAACGCCCATTGGTTACGGATCGAATCCACGTTCTGAACACACGCCTTGAGATCCCGGATCAACCAGGTGGCAATATCCTCCTTGGCTGCATCGGACAGATCCAGCGAGGGAAAGAAGTCCTCGAACATCTTATCCCTGCCAGGGGGGGCTGACTGGGGCTGTGCCGCCTCCGGAGCAACCGACTCGGGTGTTGGGGTGGGTGTTTCTTCCATGGCATCCTGGGGCATCGTAGGCATTATCTGTACCTCCTGAGTGCTTCGTCTTTCGACAGCGGGTTGTACCGGCTGGTGGGGGAAGCCGTGGACTTTGCGCCCCGGTACTCTTCCATCACCTGCATCTCGTGGGCCACCCGCTTCTTGTTCAGCGGCTCATGGAACACGGGAGTCTCAGCAACGATCTTCGTGGCTATGCTGGCTGCCATCACTCTGTCGTCTGTGTGACCGGGCAAAGCGAGCAATCTCCCCCGGCTGTCAATGAAGTGCATCATTTCATTCAAAAGGTCAATGCTGTGAATCAGACATTTCCCATTCTTGAAATCCTGGCGAAGCTGCCCGCACACATCCTTCTTGTTCCCCACCGTGGTCTGCCAGCCATACTCTCGCTTGATTTGCTGGTTGGCAATCTTGCTCCGGGTGTAGATGTGCGTGTACCCAGACTTCTCGATGTTGGCCCGAAGGAGCCCCCCGCACTTGTTGTTCATCTCGGGGGCCAGCAACGCCCGGTTGTAATAGATGGCGATCATCACGGCATAAGACGCGGCCATCTCCTCATCGAATGTTCCTCCCCACTCAGCCACCTGTTCCAGCCGGTAAGGATCGAACACCTCGACAATGGAGTTGTCACTCGTGTACTCCGTGGACTTGATTCCCTCCGCCACGTCCACAACCACCAGGTACTTCCTGCCCGGCTGTGGGCTCCGGTAAATCTCAAGAGCCCCCTCGCTCATCTTGGCCGTGTCATCCTGAGAATAGGAGACCCCATCCCGAGTCGCATTCAGAAATCCCCGGATCGGCATCACGTTGTCCTGGTCCAAAGTAATCAAGGCTTCGCGCACCCCTCGGGGATGTGAGATCAAAGCGTGGACGTGCTTGGGGTACATCTTCTTCACGGCTTCCATGCCCAGCTTCTTGAAGTCCCGGAAGAACTTGACCGCCTCCATCCTGTCCTGAACGGCTTCCACGTTGAAGTAGTTTGTACCCGTAGTCAGGAACGGCTCTGAGCTATTCAGGGGGAAGTCCTGCCTGAAGGCGGACTCAGATCCCAGCATGTCAATCTGCTTTCGACGGAACTTGATGTGGCCGGGCCGAAGATCGTACGTGCTCATCAGCCGGGTTTCATCCAGCGTGTACTCCAACTCCTCCCCCGTCCCCAAGGACTCCTCACAGTCGGGGGAATCTTTCCACGAGATGAAAATGAACTCCCACTTCCCATCGCCCTTCTCCGCTTCCCGGCAATCGTCCGCGAACTTGTTGAGACCGAACGCCGTGGACTCCTTACAGACAAACGCGAACCCAGTTCGGGGGACCGAGTTCAACAAGGAAGTCTCAGCCGTGCGCTGTGCTCCCTCGCGCCACTTGGAATTTTCCGACATATGCACAACGTTGATTGTGCCTGACGTTCCAGGGTTCGGGTTCTCCCCCGAGTCTTGCTCCACCACGGAACCATTCGACAGCTTCACACCACTCTTGGCCTTCGGCATGGGGACGCGCTTGGGTGGCCAATGCGATTCGATGGGAGATCCAGCCCCGCACAGATCCCGCTCCTGAAAGAGTTCGATCATGGATGTGATGTTGCTGGTGTGGGAACTTAGATCCGCGATGACGAACACGCCGATGTTCGATACGAACCGGGCGAACCAATAATCGAACCCGGCGATCAGGGTGGAGATGCCAACCTTGCGATGCTTCAGGACAAGGATCTGAATCCGAGTCCACGGGTCCGGGACCAGATGGGCGCAAACCCTATCGGCTATCTTGAGTTGATTTGGGTTCAGCTTGAAGGGGACAATGCCTACTCCATCTGACCCACCGGACAACTCACCGGCTTTTATGAACCCGTAGTTCTCCATCCAGTAGACGGGATGGACCTTGCATATCTCGTACTCCGTCTGACTCACAGTCCACTCACCGGCTTCCCTGGAGGCAAGGATCTTTGACACCTTGCGGTCCAGGGCAGCCAGGTTGGGATACTGCTTGACGGAATAGTTCAACCCCTCTTACCCCCAAACGCTTTCTTCGGGCTGCTCGCACTAGCCAGAGGCTTGGTGTACGTGCAGTTGCTTGCCGCCATCGGAGGGATTGGTTTGGCCATACCTGAATCGCTTTTTGCTTTTTTCATGTTCATGTTCCTTACGGAAGAACGGGAGTGAGCCCGGTTGTGAACGCCTGCTCCATCAGAGTTGCCACCTGATCCAGAGTCAGATCTCCATCAGACACGGACTTCTCCATGGCTGCCCACTGAGTGTCCAACACATCCGCCGACAACGTTTCGATATTTGCTTGCTGCGTCATACTGTTCTCCTGTCACGCATGTAGAGTCCCCTTTGGCTGGGTTTGACTCCAACGTTTGTTCCACTGTCGTAGTGCAGCACATACACGCTGCCCATACGACCACCCACGTACTCTTCCAGATCACGCCACAGGGGAGTCTCCGCAATCCCCGTGAAGATGATCCAGCAGTTATCGGCCAGGGCCTCCTTGTCTCTCAACAGCCAGAACTGATACAGGGCATCCTCCCGGCCTCTGAACCAAATTACCTTCGGCTTCGTCTTGACACTGAGGAGATGATTGATCTCAGTGTCAGTCTCAGCCGCGTAGACATCGGTTCGCTTCAGACCGAGAGCCAACTCCACCAATGATACGACCAGTGGCAGATACTTGTCACTACGTTTGTTGCTCACGCTTCTCTCCTCATGGTAGACAGATTCCCACGGGACTTGCGTGGGGTCTGTAATGATACAGGCACTTCTCTCCCAAAAAAACTTCCCTCCTCAGCAGGTCCGCGTTGGCCATGTCCCACGTCCAGTGGTGATCTTCGCTGATTGTGATGTCCCGATATTTCACCTTCCTTGCCAAGTCCGTCCGGATCGGATTCAAGTGGTTTGGGTGTCGATAGTACGTGGGAGTCCCGTCCTTGTTCATCCACTCCGTCCACACCGGACACATGAGCGAGTGTACGAACCTGCGAGTAGTTCCTTCCTCCCACTTTGCCTGCCCCCAGAACCCAATGCAGTCAACATACTGGGTCTGGAGCACACGAAGAATATCACGGACATAAGTGTACGAGATCCAATCGTCGTCATCGACAAACACGGAGTACGTTCCCGTTGCCCTCATCAGCAGAGCGTTGCGCTTGAATCCCGTGGTGTGCTGCCGGTTGTCCTCATCCAACAACACCTCAACCGGCTGACTCCCAATCTGTTTTCTCAACTCACTCAGCAGGGGGGCTCGAA